GCTTTGCTTATTGAATTGGGGAAAGAACCACTGAAAATGGTTTATACGACAGATGAAATCGCTAAATTCAAGGAGACATTTAATGCTTTCAAAGCCGCTCTCTGATTGTTGCCAAAGCCCACCATTCAACCCATTGGGTGATGATGGCGTAGGGCAGTGTGGCTGGTGTTTGTTTTGGCTTGAAAAGGACGAATGGATTGAAGAAAGCGATTCAGAAAAGACAAGCGTGGGAGCAGTTGGGCGAGAATGGACAAGCCTTTGTGAACGAAGTAAAAAAGCGGTTCGGGATTTCAAGGATAAAAATAATAACAGAGGACGGGCATTATGACAGCGCAAGATACGTTAAGCAATCAAGCGAAACTAAGAGAAATATACTTGAAAATCGAAAAGTTGCAGAGCGAAGTAGAAAGTCTTTATAGGCAAGCGGCTGTGATTGATGAGTTGCTTATGCGTGGGGGTTAATTGTTCAATTATGAATTTGAGTTTAATGGATTACCGCCAAGTGTTAACGGTTTATATCGTGTCTTTCGCGGCAGAACTATTGTTTCTAAACAGTGCCGCGAATATAAACGATACATTAAAGCGGAAATTAAAAGGCTTGAGTTACAAAATGAACAGGTGGCAGACAGGTTATATGTTTCTATCAAATTGTACGCGCCAAACTTGCGGAAATATGACATTGATAACAGGGTCAAGGTGTTGATGGATGCGTTACAAGCATCGGGGTTAATTGTTGATGATGAGCAGTTAGACACATTACTGGTTGACCGATGGGGATTGGGTATTGCGAAAGGTGGTAAGACTATTGTGAAGATTAGGTTTTTAAGATGATTGTTGTGCGGATAATTATTGCGCTGATGCTTTTGCCTTGGTTGCTGTTGTTGGGTGGAACCGTGTTATTCCTTGAATTAATTTATGGTGGTTTTGATGGAGTTAAGTGGGATGAGTGACGCAGACGATTTGTACGAGTGGCTAAAAACCTGTCCCACAAAATGGGAAGACGACGATACCAAGATAAAAGAAGACGATGACGGGTATATCCGAATTTCATTTCTTGTCCGATTAGATTGGGAGAAAGAGAGTGAGTGAGGTTTCAAAGCTAGAAAAGCATGACAGCGTTAACAATCCAACACATTATCAACTGAATGGCGGTATTGAGGTTATCGATATTAGTGATAGAGAATTACGCGACTCACCTAAATGACAACAACAGGGTTATCAGCACAGAAGAAAGGCGGAGGGTTGCGATTGCGAAATCGCGTCTACGAAGACACTACAACAATGATGAGGATGCGGCATGAGTGACACAGTACGAATGAGGAAGAAAAGCGAGTACGACAAAGTGCTAGAAAAAATAAATAGCCCGTCGCACTATACGCAAGGGGATATTGAATGCATTGATGCAATTGAGGCGTCCATGTCTAGAGAGCAGTTTATTGGATTCTTAAAAGGGAATGAGATGAAATATAACTGGCGATTCGATACGAAGGGTATTACCGATGAGATGACCGAAGATGAAAAGATGTTAGTTAAGTTTGAGAACTTAGGCAAAGGTGAGTTTTACAAAAAGCGGCTTTTGAAATTGCACACACCTCAAGGCGTTGGTATGCCCTTGTATGATGAAGTTGAGGTGAGGTGATTTTCTCGGTGGAGAAGTTCGACAATTCAATCAATGGGAAAAAATAAATGACAGTTCAAACAGTTCAAATAATCAAAGACCGCATCAAACACGCTGAGCATCGGCACAAGATAGCCGTATTTCAGTTGCCGCCATTCATCAGAGGTGATGGTGAATTTCTCTATCACAACGGCTTCAAATACACGCGCCATCATTTGCTTGATTGGTTTGACTCATTTTTTGCTGGCATGGTTGTTAGCGATGAATTGATTGAGCGCGGACACAACAAGGGCGGTAAGTTGCTTGGTGTCTATGGCGCATCGGAAAGTGATGCGTTTTTAGTTGACGCATACCGTTACCAGATGTCGCAATGAGGGAGTGGCTGAATAAGTGGATACGCCCAGCAACAACACCAGTTGAGGTTAGGGTTCAGCAATATGGGTATTCTGACCGCTCAATTGAGCGGTGCTGGTGTGGCGGTGGGTTAATCACATTTTACAGTAGAAACGAGCGCGTTTGTATTTCTGAAAAGTGCGGCAGAAAGTACGATTTGCATGATGGCGTAGAAATAAAACACCAAAGGTAATTATGAAGATTGAGCAATTAGCGACAGGCGATTTAATCCCGTATGTGAACAACTCACGGACACATGACGATAAACAGGTTGGTCAGATAGCGGCAAGCATTAAAGAGTTTGGTTTTACTAACCCGATATTAATCGACAATGATAACGGCATTATTGCTGGTCATGGCAGATTACAGGGAGCGCAGAAGTTAGGTATTGAACAAGTGCCTTGCATCAGGTTGGGCGACTTAACTGAAGCGCAGAAAAAGGCTTATGTCATCGCGGATAATAAGCTGGCGTTAAATGCTGGCTGGGATATGGATTTGTTAGCGGTTGAGATTGAGGGTTTGCAAGCCTTGGATTTCAATGTTGATTTGCTTGGGTTCGATACTGATGAGTTAGATATTATGCTGGGCGATGAGTATGGCGATAATATTGGTCAAAACAAGCTATCTGATAGATTTATGATTCCACCATTTAGTGTCTTTAATGCTAGGGAGGGCTGGTGGCAAGACAGAAAAAGAATGTGGGTTGGTATGGGTATCAAGAGCGAGTTAGGTCGTGGCGATAATGTACTTGGATTTAGTGACGCGGCAACCAAGGGTTACGCACAGCGCATAAAGACAGGCAGTGGAGAAAAGTACAACAGAAAAGAAATGACAGGAACAAGCATATTCGACCCTGTTCTTTGTGAGATAGCTTACCGTTGGTTCTCTCCAGTTGGTGGCTTAATCCTAGACCCTTTTGCTGGTGGGAGTGTGCGCGGCATTGTTGCGTCAAAGTTGGGACGCGATTATATAGGGCATGAATTAAGGGGAGCGCAAGTTGAAGCAAACAGGGCGCAAGCCGAGGATATGCTTGAGGACAACGTGCCTGTCTGGATAGCTGGTGACAGTCGGAACATAGATAAGACTTGTGTTGGTGTACAAGCTGATTTTATATTTAGTTGTCCACCTTATGTTGATTTAGAAGTGTATAGCGATGACCCAAATGATTTGTCTACCCTTGCTTATGAGGATTTTAGGGGTAGCTATTTTGAGATAATTAAAAAGTCCTGTGCGCTATTGAAAGAAGATAGATTTGCTTGTTTTGTTGTGGGTGAGGTAAGAGATAAAAAGGGCGGTTATTATAACTTCGTAGGCGACACCATTAAGGCGTTCATGGATGCTGGATTGACTTACTATAATGAAGCTATATTGGTGACAGCGATAGGTAGTCTGCCCATCAGGGTTGGCAAGATGTTTGAAGCTGGCAGAAAGCTAGGTAAAACCCACCAGAATATATTAGTGTTTGTAAAGGGCGACTCTAAAAAAGCGACCCAATACTGTGGGGTTGTTGATGTTGATTACGGCTCTATAGATGAGAATTGATTACAGGTACTGTGTTATTAGCGCGGCTTTGCCTTGCTCTATTAAATCTGAGGGTTGTTTGCCTATTTGCACAATGAACCTTGGGTTGGTGTATGCAAGGTGCGCGTCATGCACTGCGTCTCTAATACCACCTAAGCGTGGAAACTTAACTGCGACGCTAATGGCTTTTCGCCAGTTTTGCGCGTTCATTTCCGCTCTTAAAATATCAATTTTTTTCTCTTTCATGTTTAATATTCTAGCCGACCACACCATGGTCGTCCAGAAATACATCGACACTTTCCCACTTATAAAAAAGTATGGATAAACAAAAGAAAGGACAAGGCATAAGATACGTTCCAGACGAGGATTCAAGGCGCAGAATTGCCATGATGGTTGCGTGTGGGTTGGCTCAAAAGAGCATCGCTAGGATTGAGAATGTTGACCATAAAACGCTAACAAAATACTATCGGCATGAATTAGATAACGGTGCTGAAATTGCAAACATGAATGTGGGGCAGACGCTTTATAAAATGGCGGTGTCAGGTAAAGTGCCAGCCGCAACATTCTTCTGGCTAAAGACTAGAGCGAAGTGGAAAGAAAACCATGATGCCGATGTGATTGATTTACCTAAAATGGATATAAAGGTAGTGCGTGATTCTGAGTAAAGCGCAGTCTGATATTTTTGTAAGTGATGACCGTTTTCGTGTGGTTGTGGCTGGCAGACGGTTCGGCAAAACAACGCTATCGCTTGTGGAGTTGTTGCGCGTGGCTTTAGACCGCAAGACTAAGGTTTATTACGTTGCGCCCACATACAAATCAGCAAAGGAAATCGCATGGCAAATGCTGAACGATTCCATTCCAAGCGGTTACATTTCTAAGAAACACGAAACCGAATTAAAGATGACTTTGCGGAACGGTTCAACCATTGCGCTAAAAGGTGCAGATAATTACGACAGTCTGCGTGGCGTTGGTTTGGATTTCATTGTGCTTGATGAGTTTGCTGATATGCATCCAGACGCATGGTTTCACGTCTTGCGACCCACACTGTCTGATACTGGCGGCAAGGCACTATTTATTGGCTCACCCAAGGGAAGAAACCACTTCTATGATTTATGGACTAAGGGCATTGATGGTGCTGATGATTGGGCATCGTTCCAGTACACAACTCTCGATGGCGGTTATGTGCCACCCGAAGAAATTGAATCGGCTAAATCTGATTTAGATGCGCGAACATTTCAACAAGAATATGAAGCGCAGTTTGTTAATTACGAGGGCATAATCTATTACAATTTCAGCCGTCAAGAGTCCGTTAAGCCCACCGACAAAACCAAGCAATACCACATCGGCATTGATATGAACATCAACCCGATGAGTGCGGTGGTTATGGGCATCGATGGCGCGGTGCTTAACGTGATTGATGAGGTGGTTATCTTTGGCAGTAATACGGCTGAGTTGATGGATGAATTGCATCAGCGCGGATATACCACAGACTTGTCAACGCTTTATCCAGACCCAGCTTGCAGACAACGGAAAACCAGTGCTGGCGGTAAGACTGATTTGAGTATTATGGAGAATACTGGCTACAGGGTAAGGGTGAGGACTAAGCACACGGCTGTTAGGGATAGAATCAACGCGGTGAACTCACGGTTATTAAACGGCAAGGGCGAGCGGCACTTGTTCGTTGACCCGAAATGCAACACGGTTATCAGGTGCTTGGAACGGCACATTTATAAAGAGGGAACTTCACAACCAGAAAAGGATTCTGGGTTTGACCACATGAATGACGCGCTTGGGTATGCAGTCGATTTCTTATACCCAATCAAAAAATCATACGAAGAACAACCACACACACGATGGACTTAAATTATGGCTATTACTGAAAAGAACGATATTTATAACAGCAACGCAAGTTTGTGGGAATTTCACTTACGAAGTTTCTTAGGCGGCAAGGATTATCAGAGCGGCGATTATTTAATTAAATACACGCTTGAGGATAATGATGAATATAACAAGCGGATTGATTTAACACCCATCGACAACCATTGCAGAAATGTTGTGCAGATATTCTCTAGCTTTGTCTGGCGCGTACCACCAAAAAGAGATTTGGGTAACTTAGGCGATGACCCAGCTATTAATGCTTTCCTTTCGGATGCTGATTTAGATGGGCGAGAACTGAATGAATTTATGCGTGATGCTCAAATCTGGGCAAGCGTTTATGGACATTGCTGGCTGTTGGTTGATAAACCACCATCAAACGCTAAAACCAGAGCGGAAGAATTAGACCAAGACATTCGCCCCTATATTCAACTAATCACCCCAGAGAATGTATTTGATTGGCGTTATGAACGCGCTGAGTCTGGGCGGCATGTTTTAACCTATTTGAAAGTCAGGGAATGGGTTGAGGGCGATGAGCAGTTCTTTAGGGTATGGACTAATGACTCGATAGAGGGTTGGAGTGTTATTGGTGACGAGGAAAAGAAAGTCAGCGACATTGCTAACCCCTTAGGCATCGTGCCAGCAGTCTGTTTATACGCCCAACGCTCACCTATTCGCGGCACAGGTATTTCGGACATTGGCGACATTGCTTTAAAGCAGAAAAGCATCTACAACAAGCTATCTGAAATTGAGCAATTAATCCGTATTACTAACCACCCATCACTGGTTAAAACACAAGGCACTGATGCAACGGCTGGTGCTGGCGCAATCATTCACATGGATGACGACCTTGATGCTGGATTGAAGCCCTATTTATTACAACCCTCTGGAACTAACCTAGACGCAATTCGAGCCTGTATAACGGACGAAGTTGAAGCTATCAACAGAATGGCGCACATGGGCGCAGTTAGAGCAACTGAAGCGCAGACAAAGAGCGGTGTGGCATTACAGACTGAATTTCAGTTGCTTAATGCAAGGCTATCTGAGAAAGCGGCATTATTGGAGTTAGCTGAAGAACAAATCTGGGATATATTCGCTAAGTGGCAAGGCATCGAAAACCAAGTGCTGACCGATTATAACAACGACTTTGACTTGCATGACTTAGGTGCTGAACTTGATTTCTTGCAACGCGCCAAAGCGTCTGGGATTAAGTCAACGGCATTTGTTCACGGTGTTGACGAGGGCATTGCGAAACTAGTTCTTAAAGATAAAGAACTGGATGAAGCACTAAGCCAAATCAAAGCAAATACCATCGTGGTTGGTGAGTTTACTGATGGCATCGAATAGACACGCAAGGACGCTTGAAAAACTGGCTGACCAATATGAGCGGCTTTTAAACGAGTCGCTTGTCAGGTTTGAAAAGTCGATTGTTAACCAGTTGGCAAGTGCGCCAACATCAGCAGACAAGTTATTTGATTTGCAGTTTGCGCTAGGTATGCGCCAATCATTGCGTGAAGCGGTTGAAAAGGAAGTGCTGACCGAGGTGCATAAAGCGATTGCTAACTTTGACGGTGCTGAGAAATCATTGATTGAAATGTATGGTGCATCAGGTATTGATGAAGCATTGCTGACCGTTGACCGCTCCATTGTCAGGCAACTTAAAAAGCTAACATTCCAAGGCTTTGAGGATGTGGCTGAAACGTTCATTGACTCCATCAGTCGGGAAATATACCAGAACACGTTAACAGCGAAACCATTGGCTGATTCAATACGAGCGGTTCAGCATCAAATCAACGGTGTATATATCCAGACCAACGACAATGAAGCACAAGAGTTGGTTGAGTTTATTGCAGAAAACAAGTTTGACCCAAGCAAACAAAGCGCAGTTGATGCGGCAGTGGAGCAGTTGCATACCAAATATGCTCGCGATAGGGTTGGCAACAATCTCAGGCGTTATGCAACGCAACAGTTACACGATGGCTTAATGCAATATTCAGCATCAATCAATATGCAAATGGCTAATCAGTTAGGTGCTGACAAGTTCGAGTATTTTGGAACGGTGGTTGAGGATACGCGCCGATGGTGTAAAGACCATATCGGGCGTGTTATGACAGAACAGGAAATCAGGGATGAATGGGCAAATAATAGTTGGGCTGGTAAATCATCCAGCGACCCATTTATAGCGCGTGGCGGTTATAACTGTCGCCATCATTTCAGAGCAGTTTTTAACGAAGATTAGAGGAAACACAATGGCAGAAGAAAAAGAGCAAGAGGTAATTGAAGAACCTATAGCACCAGAGTTCACCCAAGAACAGGTCGATAAAATGGTTTCTGACAGGCTTGCGCGTGAGCGTAAGAAGTACGACAAGAAATATGCTGGCGTTGATATTGATGCTTATAAGGGGTGGCAAGCAGAGCAAGAGCAAGCCGAAGTTGACCGCCAGAAAGAGCGTGGTGATTTTGAAGCTATCTTGAAAACCACAGTCGGCAAGAAAGACGATGAGATTAGCCAGTTGAAAAACAGGCTAACCGAGATAGAAGTTGATGGCTCATTGTTACGCACAGCGAGTAATTTAAACGCTGTATCACCCGACCAAGTAGCTTCATTGTTGCGGAGTCAGGTTAGGCTTGGGGATGACGGCAATGTGGAAGTCATTGACAAACAAGGTGTTTTGCTGTATGGTGACACAGGAGAAATGAAAAAAGTTACTGACTTAGTTAGTGATTTTTTAACAACGAACCCACATTTTGTTAAGGCATCTTTATCGGGTGCTGGCAGTGTAGGCAAAGTTGGCGGTGGAACGCAGACACCTAAACCTGTGGCTGAAATGACTCATGATGAATATCGTGAGCATAGAAAGTCGATAGGGAGAGGTGTGCGGTAAACCCAAATTGCCATCCCTAGTTAAATTAATTATTTATTTAGGGAAAACTAAATGGCATCTTCAACTACATCCACGCTAGATGATTTATTTACAAATATCATCGCTGAAGCGACATTCACCGCCCAAGAACAATCATTGGTGCGGAATCTAGTTACAAATTACAGCCTTGCTGGTGATTCTGGCAAGACAATTCAAGTTCCTATCTACCCATCAGTGGCGGCATCTGCTTTAACTGAGGGGTCAGATATGTCCTCAACTGCGGTATCAACAACCAATGCGTCTATCACTGTTGCTGAAGTTGGTGTTCAGGCGGTACTAACTGACCTAGCGGCTCAATCTGCATCGCGCGATGTTGCTGGTGATTTAGGTCGTGTTCTTGGCGAGGGTATCGCTAAGAAGATGGATGAAGATTTAATTGCTTTGTTCGATGGGTTCAGCACTTCATTCGGCGGAACCACAACTGAGTTAACTGCGGCTGATATATTCAAAGCGGCGGCAACCCTACGCGCTAACAACGCAATAGGTTCACCAGTTGCGGTTATCCATCCGTATCAAGCCTACAACTTAAAAGCTAACTTAACCAACACATTTGCCAACCCTAATGGTGGCGATGCTCAAAATGCCGCAATGCGTTCTGGCTATGTTGGCACACTAGCTGGCGTTGATATTTATGAATCAGCAAATATAGCCATTGATGGCTCTGGTGATTCTAAAGGCGCAATGTTTGTACCAGCCGCATTAGGGTTAGCACTCAAATGGGACATTAAGATTGAGCCACAACGCGATGCAAGTATTCGTGGTTGGGAATTGAACGCAACTGCCGCGTATGGCGTTGGTGAACTTCAAGACTCAATGGGTTGTGAACTCTACTTTGACGCTGGTCTATAACCATTATGGCAATGTCGCAAGACAGTGACCTCACGGCACTTCAACCCGACATTTTATCGCTTGGCATTAGTACGTTTGCGTCAGCACATACTAATGCTCAAGCTGATATTGAGCGCGAGTTGCGGAACGCTTGGTGGGCGAAAACTGGTAGAACTGGCGAATTAAATTCTAGCAAACTCACCGAGTCTCAGTTCACTAGGTGTTCCTCTTTTCTTGTGTTGTGGAAATATGCTTTGCCCAAATTATCAACTTGGGGTGACGGTGACAGATTTCTGGAAATGATTAAATTCTATCGGGCAAGGTTTGACGAGGAATTTGAGCAAGTTCTGAAAGATGGCGTTGAGTATGATGCAGATGGTGACGGCTCAGTGGCTAACGCTGAAAAGGTTGCTATCCATCACGGCAGATTGACACGATGATTGCGTTGAAAATAGATACGCGCCAACTGGATAAGCGGTTGGCAACTATCGTTAGAGAACAACCTAAGAAAGTTGGTAAGGCGTTAGGCAGGACAGCAACACTAGGCATTAACATTTTGCTTGAGCGGTTAGATGATGGGCAAGGCTTGAAAGGAGCTTTCAAACCGTACTCTGAAAGTTATGCTTTATTCCGTGAAATGAGTGGCAAGCAAGCCGCATTAGTTGACCTCAACTTTAGTGGCGATATGTGGGGCAGTTTAACGATTGCTAAGTTATCCACTAAGAAAGCTGTTATCTCTGCAACATCAGCACTTGAGAAAAGGAAAATCGCTAAGACTGACAAACAACGTCCTTGGTTTGGTTTTAAGCCAGATGAAGAAAAGCGTTTGGTTCGATTCTTTGGGAAACAGTTATGAGTATTCGTGAATCTATTGCCGCGAATCTGGTAACTACTTTGTCAGGGATGACCACCCCAATTACATTGAAAAAGGTTGAACGCAATCCTTTTGATTTCGAGAAATTAAGCAATGCACAGTTTCCAGCGTGTTGGATTCAGAGCGGCGAAGAAACGCGCGAAGATTCCACCATAAATGAATCATCATCTAAACGTGCATCAGTGGTTAATTATCGCGTGATTGGCTTTGTTAAAAGTTCAGCGATAGATACGGCGCGGAATGAGTTAATTGAGGGTATTGAAGAAGTGCTTGATAACGATAGGACGCGCGGCGGTTATGCGTTAGATACACAAGTGACAGAAGTTGGTACAGACGAGGGTGCTATTGACCCTGTTGGCGGCATTATTATGAATGTCCGCATTGAATACAATTATGTTCGGGGAGCAACATAATGAAAATGAGAATTGGCAAAGGCGGCACTATCATCACTGTTGAAGATAGGGCGGTTGAGCGAATGAAAGCGATGGGTTGGCAAGAAATCAAACCATCAAAACCTAAATCTAAGGCTAAAAAGGTGAATAACGATGGCAACTCATAAAGGCTCTGAGGGCGTAGTTAAAGTTGGCGCAAATACGATTGCGGAACTCAAAAGCTACTCTATCGAAGAAACGGCAAACACTATCGACACGACAACCCTTTCAGATTCTTCTGAAACCCATGTTACTGGACTCACAAAATGGTCAGGTTCAGCGGATTGTTTCTGGGATGAAACAGACACAAATGGGCAAGTGGCATTAACTATTGGCGCATCTGTGACGATGAACTTTTACCCAGAGGGCGCGACGACTGGCGACAGATATGCGACAGGAACGGCAACAGTTGTGGGCGCAAGTGTTAACGCTGAGTCTGATGGCATCGTGGAAACATCATTTAGCTTTACTGGTAACGGCGACCTCACATGGGGTTCGGCTAGTTAATGTCTGATATTTTAGATGCGGCTAAAACCCAGTTTCGTGACAGGCTGTCGTCAGGCTTGTCACAACTGGTTGTTCCAGAATGGGAAGTCAGTGGAAAGCCAACAGTAATTTATTACAAGCCATCAATGACCATGAAAGAACAGGGTGAAGTTCTTAAATTGGCGAATGACAATAAACAAGCTGAGTCTATTGTCATGACTCTTATTATTCGCGCATTGGATGCCGATAGTAAGCGGATGTTTAGAAAAGCAGATATGACAGAAATGATGAATCAAACCGACCCTGACATTATCAGTCGGATTGTTGTGGAAATGAATGGTGATGAAGTAGACTTGGATGACGCAGTAAAAAACTAAAAAGTGACCATGATTTAAGGTTCTGTTTGCATCTGGCAGAGCATCTACATAAATCGTTGAATGAAGTTATGGCACTTAGTACAGATGAAATTATGTTGTGGGTGGCGCATTTGGAGTTGAAACGCGATGGCAAGTAACGATGTTAAAATAACAATAACCGCCCAAGACAAAACAAAGAAAGCTGTTTCCTCAGTCAACAAGGGGTTCAGTGCGCTGACGCGTTCTGCTTTTGGCGTTAGGTCAGCTATTGCGGCTGTTGCTGGTGCAACAGGCATGGGGTTATTGATTCGCAATAGCTTTAACACCATTGATGCTCTTGCTAAAACTTCCGATAAATTAGGTTTAACAACTGAATCATTAATCAGTTTACGTCATGCGGCAGAGCAAACAGGCGTGGCAACAAACACCCTTGATATGGCTTTGCAACGCATGACAAGGCGAATCGCTGAAGCCGCCCAAGGCACAGGTGAAGCTAAAGATGCGCTCATTGAGTTAGGGTTAGATGCCAGAGCGTTAGCGTTAATGTCGCCAGACCAAGCATTTAAAGAAATCGCTGGCGCAATGAAAGATGTTGGCGGTCAATCCGATAAGGTTAGATTAGCATTCAAACTATTCGACTCAGAGGGTGTGAATTTAGTTAATACCCTCGCTCTGGGTAAAACAGGCTTAAATGATATGGCGCGTGAAGCCGAATCATTAGGTTTAACACTGAGTCGTGTTGATGCTCATAAAATAGAAATGGCTGGTGATGCAATTGGTCGCGCCACTGGTCTGGTTGAGGGGTTGGCGAATAAAATAGTCGTTCAATTGTCGCCAGCAGTTACAGACGCATCAAATGCGTTTGTGAATCTTGCCATCAACATCAGAGATGCTTTCGGTGTGGGTGCATCATCAAAACCAAGACAAATAGGTTTTATTCTTGAGATACAAAAGGCGACTGAGGGGTTATCCTTAACGTACTTAAAACTCAAGTTAAGTATTGTGGAGGTGATGGCATCTTTATCGGCTGGGTTTGACCAAAAATTATTCGACACTCGCAACGCTGTTGCAGACCAGACTTGGGAGTTTTTAAAAGCCAGTAATGCGTTAGATAATTATAACGCTGGGTTGAGTCGTGCGGCTGATGCAAATCTAAAGCTAAAAACCAATATGCCGAAACAACCACCTAAATTTACTCAGCTTGAGCCAGTAAAGTTTGAGTTTGATGTGGGTAGTGCGACAGGCTTTAACGCCCAAATGAATAAAATGGCATTGGCTATTGGCGATGTTGACACGCAAGCGGTTGGTTTTATAGATAGATTTTCAACAGGGTTAAGCACTCAATTAACTGAAGCATTGATGACAGGTAAAGCGTCATTTGGTGATTTTGCTAGGTCAATTCTAGCCATGATTGCACAGATGATTTTCAAAATGTTAATTTTTAGAGCGTTATCTGGTTTATTAAGCGTTCTTGGTGGTTTTCTTGGTGGCGGTGGTGGTGGTGGTGCGGTCACTACTGGAATTGGTGCAGTTCCAGTTGGTGTTGAGCAAAACTTAATGACAGGGGCGGTTGGTACTTATGCGGCTGGAGGTTCAGTTGCTGGTGGAAGACCTGTTATGGTTGGTGAGCAAGGCAGGGAATTATTTGTACCTAAAACTGATGGGAAAATAGTTGCAAATCACAAGTTAGGTGGTGGCGAGCCATTAACGGTTAACTTCAACATCAATGCTATTGATACTCAAACAGGCACAGGGTTTTTAATTAACAACAAGAAATCTATCGTGGGGATGATTGATGAAGCATACCGCAAACAAGGCAGACAAGGGGTAATGGCATAATGGCATTTCCAACAACACCTAAACCGCGTTCAATACGCATTCGCTCTGTCACACCAAATCTGGTGAGCGAAACGCACAGCATGAAACGCCAAGTGCGTCAGCGTGGCGGTCATCGTTGGCTAATTGAAGCCACTTATCCACCAATGACACGCGTACAGTTTGCACCATTATTTGCTTTTATTGTGGCGCAGAAAGGGCAGTATTCAACTTTTAGTTATACACCAGAAACAATCTCAGACTCTACAGGCACAGCAACAGGAACTTTATCGGTTAGCACCACAAGTGCTGGGGCATCTACGGTCACAGTTTCTGGGTTAACAGGCACGTTGAAAGCTGGCGACTTTGTGAAGTTCTCAGGGCATGGCAAGGTGTATATGCTGACGGCTGATGGCGATACTTCGTTGGCGATTGAGCCACCATTAATGCGCGCATTGGTTGGCGGTGAAACGGTTACTTATAACGATGTACCTTTTACGATGGCACTGGATAGCGACCAGCAAGAAACAGGGCTGGATATTAACCAGATGCACTCTTTTGAATTATCTGTGATTGAGATAATTTAATGGATAGGGGCGCAGACTCAGCAACACTTGCACAGATAAATGCCGACCAGTGTATTCCTGTTAATTTATTAGAGATTCATTGGGATGACCAAGTGTCGCGCATCTGTGATTTTAATACCACCATCACGCACAACAGCAATGATTATCTTGCGATGGGTCATTTTCTAGCATTTAGCGATATTGAAGAAACAAGCCAACTGATGGCTGGTACGTTGACAGGCTCATTGTCTGGTGTTGATAAAACGTTCATGGCTTTATTTCTGCAAGAAGAATACATCGACAGAAAAGTTGATTTATACAAGGGCTTTTTAGATGCGTCTTTTTCATTAATTTCTGACCCATTATTAATCTTTAGTGGGCGTATGCACAAGCCAGTTATCCAAGAAAACCCTGATGACGGCACTTGCACGCTAGCCATTGAAGCCGCGAGCCATTGGGTTGATTTTGAAAGGCGTTCTGGCAGACACACCAACCATGCAGAGCAACAAGTTTGGTTCGCTGGCGACAAGGGTTTTGAATTTGCATCAGAGGTGTTAAAGGATATTCCTTGGGGGCGTAAATGAAATCAGCCGATGAGGTTTACTTAATACAGATGCTGGATGAACTGGCATCAGAAAAGTTTAAGTGGGGGCAAAATGATTGCAACACCCTGTGCGTTGAATGGGTTGACCGTGTTTGCGGAACGGATTATCTCAGTCGCATCAAGAATCATTATCAAACTAAAAAAGGGGCAGTGAGATTTTATCGCGGCTTTGTGGAGTGGATAACTGAATTAAAAGAATTGGGTTGGCAAGAGGTTGATAAACCGCAAACTGGCGACTTGGTTTTGCACCTTGACAAGTCGTTTGTTTTTGCCCATGTCTTTGTCAGTGGCAAGATGTTTTCAGTAGACCCAGAAAAAGGGTTGGTGGTTGGTTTACCTGTGCCAGATGTAGATTACAAAGTGATGAGGTTTAACTGATGCCGCCACTAATAATACCGTTAGCCGCCGCCTTTGTTGCAATAGGTATACCATCCGCAATAGCATTGCCATTAGCATTGGGTGTTGTGTGGGGTGTGGTTGGCGCGATGGTTGGCATGACTATCCACAGTTTAGTAAGCACACCTGATTTTGATGCCTCTGACACAGGGCAAGGGTTGTTAGTTAGCAAAGCATCGAGTTCAGAGCCATTAAAGATTGTGTATGGTAGTCGGCGCGTGGGTGGTGTGCGCGTATTTACTGAAGCAGAGGGTGGGAGTAATAACAAATATTTACACCTGATAATTGCGTTGGCAGAGGGTGAAATTGAAAGTATTGATAATGTATATTTTCACGACAAATTATCTACTGATGACCAGTATGATAATGTTCATGAGCTATATAAGCATTTAGGCGCGGATGACCAATCGGCTGATAGTACGTTGGTTGAGCGCATTACGAATTGGACAACCTCGCATAAATTGTCTGGTGTTGCCTATATATATACTAGACTGAAGCATAACCGCGATGCGTGGAGTGGAGGATTGCCACCGATAACCGCTGATATTAAAGGGCTGAAGATGTATGACCCTAGAGTGATTCAGTTTAATGCTAATACCGATGTCGATATTAGCACAGACACTATCACACGCACTGGACACGGTTGGTCAACAGGGTCGCAATTATTGTATGGTAATGGCGGTAACACAACACTTGGCGGATTAACTAGCGCAACAAATTATTATGTAATTCGTGTTGATGACGACAGTTTTAAATTAGCATTATCAGCATCGGACGCAATAGATGGCACTGCTGTTGATATTACCTCTCAACCAAACAGTGAAACGCATACACTATTACCCTCGCTGGTCTGGAGCGATAATCCAGTGTTGTGTATTCGTGATTATATGACTAACGAACGCTATGGTCGCGGCATCCCAGCCAACCAAATTGATGATACGTCTTTTATTGTTGCGGCTAATTATTGTGATGAAATGGTCACTAAAGGCGGCGAAAGTCTAAAGCGTTATACTTGCAATGGGGTTATCAATGTAGAAAATAAACCCATGACGGTGGTTAATAAAATGTTAACTGCGTGTCGTGGAATGTTGGTTTTCTCTGGCGGCAAATATAAGATTATTATTGATAAACCAGAAACGGCATCGTTTACTTTTGATGAAGATAATATCATCGGGGCATGGTCGATTAGTTTAGGCGACAAAAAGAATACCTTTAATCGCATCAAAACCAAAATATACAACAAAGACCGCTCTTGGCAAGATGATTACATCACCATTGACTCACCAGATTTAAGAACCAAAGATAATGGGTTGATGCTCCAGCGTGAAACGCAGTTGCCGTTCACTAGCGATGAATTGACCGCAAGACAAATATCAACCATCAATCTTAATCAATCACGTCAACAATTATTCTGTGAATTTACCGCAACTATTCAAGGGATGCGAGCAGAGGTCGGGGATGTTGTTTACATCAACCACAAAACACCCGATTGGACGAATAAGAAATTCCGTGTGATGAAAATAGCATTACAGAACAATGATGAAGTTCTGATAACAGCTATGGAATACGATGTAACCGTTTATGACTACGACACCATCGCAACAGTTGATGCGACACCAAATACGAATTTACCTGACCCATTTATTGTTAATCAGCCGACAGGGTTCACCGTTTCAGAAGAACTTTATTACACATCGTCATCGGCTGGCGTTAAAGCAAGGGCATTGCTGTCGTGGATAAATGCTGATGGCTTTGCTTATGAGTATGAAGTTGAATTTAGAGAGGTAGGTGTTAGCGAATGGATGTTTGTAACCGCAACCAAATCAACATCGGCTAGGGTCGATGACTTAGCAACTAATGGTTATGACTTTCGCGTCAGAACGGTTAACACCAGTTTAGTGAGGTCTGGATGGACAACCGCAACAAGTAACTTTGCTGGTTTAACGACACCTCCATCAGATATGACAGGTTTCAATGTGCGCGCACTGGACGGTTCAGCCTACATCTCGTGGGAAGCTGTAGCTGATTTGGATGTTATTCATGGCGGTTATATTCGTATTCGCCACACACCAGTATTGGTTAATGCCACATGGGCTGGAGCGACAGATATCGGGAAGCAGTTGGGGGGGAACGTCACTGAGGTTGTTCTGCCAATGCTGTCAGGCACTTATCTTGCTAAAGCAGTTGACTCCACAGGCAGTTTTTCTGTGAATCCAGTTTCATCGTCCACATCCGT